TCATTCGCACACCTTGAAGTGGAAGACGCGGTCGCCGTCGGGGGTGGAAACGGTGCAGGCGGCGCGATCGGCCTTGCCCTGGACGTGGGACGGCTTGCACTCCAGGAGTGTGCCGAACTGGGCCGCGCGCACTTCAGGCTCGCGGCAGGTCGTGGCGCAGCCGGCGAAGTACATCACGAGGATCGTGAGGGTGACGAGGATGGCGAACTTCATCCCCAGAGCTTACCCCAAGGACGAGGCGGTGTCAAGCACCCATTCTGCGGAGGTCGCCGTACTGGACGGCCATCATGTCGTCGACCTGGGAGTACAGGGCCTCGAAGGTCGAGTCGTTCACGATGGTGTCGGAGAAGAAGTGGTCGGGGATCCCGTCCATCTCGCTCTCGCTCTGGTGGCCGGCGATGCCCACGAGCTTCAGCTCCTTCGAGGGGCGGGTGACGCGCCACGTCGTGCCGCCGAGGTAGGCGACGCCCAGCATCTCGTTGCGGAACCGGCCGTCCGTGATGATGGCGTAGTCGTAGGCCCGGTCGCTCTTCTCCATCCCCTCCTCGCGGGTGTAGGCGAACCCGCCCTCGACCAGCTGGCGCGCGTTCGCGATGGCGCGATCGATCCACATCTTGGGGGCGAAGTTGCGGCCCCATTCGGTGCCTAGGGTCTGCAACACCACCCGGGCCGAGATTTTGCCGTCGACGACCAGGCGCTTCTGGACGTGTTCGACGTACCAGTAGTACAGGCTCTCTCCGAAGGTTGACTGGCGATTGTAGCGCGCGCCGAAGACCTCCAGCGCCAGGCAGTCGGCCGCGCGCTGGAAGTCGCCCATCTGGAGCTGGTCCTCCGCCACCGCCGAGTTCCGGGCCTCGCTGGGGCCCCAGAGCTGGTGGTCTGTGAACCCCAGCAGGCGCTTGACGAACCGCTTCATCGGGTCGGCCTGGGCGACGCAGACCCCGTTGTAGTTCTCCGCGATGTAGCCCGCGACGGTGTCCTTGCCGGACCCAGCCTTGCCTGAAACGATGATGATCGGTGTGTTGGACATGTGAATGAGCCTCCGCACTATTTCTACGGAATCAATCTACTTGGTAGTGCCCTCGGTCGACTTCCAGAACTTCTCGAAGAACCGCGCCAACCAGCTGGCGGGGCACATCGTGTGGTTTCGGGAGGAGGCTGGCGGGGACAAGAAGCTGGGCAGGGTAGTGGGCTACTACTACACCATGGCCCAGCTGCTCCTGGAGGTCGCGTTCTACCCGAAGTATAACGTGGATCCGCACATGAGCCACATCAATCTCACCGCTGGCTTCCGGCCCGGGACTCTGTGGTACACCTGCGTGGACGTCTTCCTGGTGGACGAGGAGAAGAAGAGCCCCACCGGCCGCTACCCGCACTCCTGCCCCAGCTGCGGGTCCAACGCTTTCATCCTCTTCCGGACCGTCGAGTGCTCGAACTTCTCCTGCAAGCACCACCGCCCGTAGCGGCAATCTTTCAGGTAACATGGACGTTTTCATTTGCTGGGACGGCGACAAGATCGGCCGCCGCGTTGGGCGAGCGGTGCTCGCGAACGACGTGGATGAGGTCCGTCGTGTCGACCAGGCCATCAACTCCGGCAATGAGATCTGGAAGGCCTTCGCCGTGAACCACGGCGGCAGCATCATCGAGATCGGAGGCGACGAGGGCCGTATCATGGTCGACGCCAGCTGGCTGGCCGAGATGCCCTCCATCGCTCGCAACTACGCGAACCTCGTGGGCGCCACGGTGTCCGTGGGCGTGGGCATGAGCATGTCCGACTCCGCCCGCGCTCTCGTGGTCGCCAAGCTCCGCGGCGGCAACCAGATCTTGGTGTGGGACCTGAAGGCGATGGGCGCCGAGTACCAGGCCGCCGTCGAGGCCCCGAAGACTGAGCAGCAGAAGCTGACGGACGAGTACCTCGCCAAGGCCGACACACCGAAGGGCCCCGAGCAGAAGTCTGCCGGTGGCAAGGACGTGCAGAAGGTCCTGGAGCACAACACGGCCAAGAACAAGGGCCCGACCGCGGGCTTCGCCGTCCAGCACAAGCCGGGCTTCACCGACATGAAGCACCCGGGCGATGTCATCGGTGACGACCCGAAGCCGGCGACGCCCGAGATGACCCACGCCGCGGGCGCCGACGAGAACATGAACCAGGACATGGAGTCGGATCTCCACTCCGCGGCCGAGGACTCCAGCAAGCAGGCCGAAGCGGACGGTGACGCCGGCCAGAAGAAGACCGAGTCCGTCAAGAAGATGGTCACCGACTCGCTCACCAACATTCGCAAGCAGCTGCCCGACATCGTGCGGCTCCAGCAGTACGCGCCCGAAGCGTACAAGGCCATCATCGGCCTCGTCCAAGGCGTCGTCCTCCTCGGCAAGGAAGTGATGGGCGACGGACCTCCGATGGACGACGAGCCCCAGGTCATCAAGGACGCGATGGCGAAGACTGAAGATGAGGGCTGCCCACACTGCGACGAGAAGGAGTTCATCCCGCACAAGGACGGTTCCAAGACTTGCAAGGGATGTTTCAAGGACTACTCCACGGTCGAGAAGGCCGACAGCTCTCCGATCGAAGGCACGCCCACGCACCACAAGATGAACTTCCCGGTCGGCTCCCAGGTCGACGGCAAGATCAAGGTCCAGCACGGCGACGGCAAGACCGGCTGGAAGCAGGTCGACTCCGGGATGGTGCAGGCGCAGGATGCGGACGCGCCCATCATCGGTGCCAACAGCCACCCGGTCTCGTCGCGCGAACCTTCGAGCAGCTGATGTTCTCCATCAACGTCGACCTGTCCCAGCTGAACGAGCTGATGGAAGTCGGCCCCGCGCTCAAGAAGATCGCTGACGACGCGGGCGAGGAGCTGTCCAAGATGGTCGTTGCGAAGGCGAAGGAGATCGCAGCCGACAAGCTCCACACGCGTCGCAAGATGTACCAGGACGGTTTGAGCTGGGACAGGGTCGGGGACGGCACCTACATGGTCTCTCTTTCCGCGAAGGTGCGCTGGATCGATGATGGCCAATCTGCGTTCGACATGCTCAAGGCCTTGCTGAACTCGCCGAAGGCGAAAACCGGCAAGAATGGCAAATACCTCGTCGTCCCGTTCCACACCGGCCCCAAGGGCAGTGCGGAGGGGCAGAACACTCGCATCGGCAACACGTCCGCGCAGCAAGACCTCGTCAACACCGTGAAGAAGGAGCTGAAGTCCCGCGGCATCCCCTTCGGCAAGATCGAGAAGGACGCGAACGGAAACGACCGCACGGGCAAGCTCCACAGCTTCAACATCTCGAACGCGCCTACCAAGAAGGACGCGGGCCCGGGTCAGCGCCGCGGGCCGGTGGGCGACGTCATGCAGGGCTCGAAGGGGCCCGGCGAGAAATCCGGCACGCCATTCCTCCAGGGCGTGTCCATCCATCAGTTCAAGGACAAGAACGGGAAGACCAAGCGCTCGATCATGACCTTCCGCGTGGCTTCTGAGTCTCAATCGGGCATGGCGAAGTGGGAGCATCCGGGCAACGCCGCCGTCGACATTCTCGACAAGGCAGCGGAGCAGGCGGTCGAGCTGTGGCACAAGGAGATCGCTCCGGCCCTCCTCGACAAGGCCATCGCCGACATGGGCAGCTAGTTGCTGTCTTCGTCCGCGACGTCCGCGATGTAGCTGCGGAGCGTGAGCACGGCGCTCTCGGCGATGTCCACCATGTCGCCCGTGCTGAACTTGTCCTTGGGGTGGGCGGCGTTGAACTCGCGCCCAAACAGCTCCAGCTCGTGGACCATGCGCGAGATGCCCTTGTGCATCCATTTCATGCGGTAGTGGTCGGGCTCGACGCCCTTGGCCAGCTGGGAGTGGATCCAGCGACGCAGGATGGCCCCGACGGCAAGTCGGTGCTTCTCGTTGATCAGGGTCCTCTCGAACGTGTCAACCGTGAACTCGATGTCCTCGTCGGCGTCACCCATACCTAGAAGGTTGCGGCGGCAATCTTTTCTTCGTGGCTAGCACTGAACTTCAGGGCATTTTCCAGGGCGACGTCGTCGTCCGCACGGCGATCATCCGTGCCATGGACCTCGTCCGTGCCGACCCGAAGCTGCTCGACCACGTCTTCCACTCGCTCGCGGAGGATGAGCTGACCCGGGACGTGTACGGCGACAAGCAGATCGCGGAAGCTCGCCGCTGGTTCATGAAGACCGACATCCCGGTGTTCATGAACTTCCGCGTGGCTGAAGAAGCTCTCCCGTGCATCACCATCTCACTCCAGGAGTCGGCGGAAGCCGACCAGACTCACGGCGACGTCCACTACGTGGTGGAGGAGAAGTCCGCGGGTGACTGGCCCGCGCTCACGGAGCCGTTCACGCCGGTCGCGTACTCCCCCGGCTCGGGGATCATGGTCCTGCCCATCAACGTCATGGGCAACAACGTCGTCGCCGCCGGCATGCAGCTGGTCACCCGTGATGGTCGCTCGTACACGATCATGCAGAACCTCGGTGACGATGAGATCTCGCTGAAGCCTGGCACGGTCGATGATTTCACAAACGCTTACATCATCGGTGCGACCGAACGCTACTCGACGACCGTCGAGAGCGTCACGTTCAAGGAGGTGTACCAGATCGGCATCCATGTGATGGGTGAGCCGAGCTACCTCCTCCACCTGCACTCCATCGTGCAGTTCATGCTCCTCAAGTACAAGCAGGAACTGCTGGAGACCCGCGGCTACGAGCGCACGACTCTCACCTCGACCGACTTCCGTCGCAACCTGGAGTTCGACAACGAAGAGGTCTTCGCCAGGTTCATCACCATCACCGGCTACGCGCGCCACTACTGGCCGAAGGCCACGAACCCGCTGATCGATGTCGTCGACACGCAGCCGGCGTTCGAGCCCACGTTCGCGTACGAGCCGGGTGCAGTTCCCGCCCCGACGCCACCGCCCGTCAACGACCAGGGCGATGGCGTGAACGAAGACGACCCCTGGGGCGTCATCCCCGTTTTGGAGTAACCGATGCGACCCCTGCGTAAAGACGAAGTCGAAGGCAACGAGCACAACCTGTACTCGGTAGTCCCGAAGGAAGTGTCGGACCATCCGCTCTTCAACAAGGGCCACACGGTGGGGATCATGACGGCGGAGTCGCCGCGCTTCCCCACGCACCCGGGCGGCAACGAGGCGTTGAGCGCAGACTTGCACGGCCTCGGGCTGCACCATGAGCCCACGCACGGATCGTACGGCGCGCCGGAGAACAGCTTCATCGTTCACAATCCGACGCGCGAGCACATGTACACCCTCGGCCGCAAGTACGGCCAAGAGGCGGTCGTGTACTCGCAGGACGGCAAGCACGAGCTGCTCTACACCCACGGGCCCAACGCCGGCAAGCACCAAGAGTCGAAGCCGGAGATGCACTACAGCCCGACGCAGCCGAAGGACTTCTACACGCACCTGCCGGGCAAGGGTTACGTCACCCTCCACTTCGGCGATGAGATGCACGACAGCCCGGTCAAGGGAACGGTGCCGTTGGAGCATCACGTGGCGAAGCCGCCGCTCAACCCGATGGAACGGGATCTGATGCGGAAGTTCGCCAAGGACCTGAAGGACGTCATCGGGCGAGTCCTGGAGAAGTCCCAGAAATAGGCTGTTTTGTTCCGCTAGAGCCCCCAATCTTTCCATCACCAACGGGAGACCCACGTGGCCGAATCAAATCGTAAGCTTTCCGCGCCCCTTCAGAAGTTCGCTACCGACCTGAAGGCCGTGTTGCTCAAGACCGAAACCCAGATCCGCGAGATGCGCGCCCGCGAGGCGTCGACGAAGGAACGCAAGTTGGAGAAGCACGAGCTGTGCCCTCTCTGCGGCGGTCCCGACGTCAACGGCCGTTGCAAGTGCATCGAGACCCTCGCCAAGAACGCGCAGCTCGGCTACGGCCCCGGCGCGTCGATGGGCGCCTCGGGCGGTGGCGGAACGCAGCCGATGGCGATGGCCGAGCTGTGCAAGAACTGCGGCAAGGCACACGACATGGGCAAGTGCGACATGGACGACGTGCGCCCCGGCAAGGATCTCGCGAAGAAGACCCCCGAGGGGATTTCCGAGAAGACGATGCACAAGCTCAAGGACGAGTACGGTCACGACAAGGAAGGCAAGTCGAAGGCCTACGCCACCGCGAACGCAATCGCGAACGGCACCGTCAACCACAAGGCCGAGATGAAGACCACTCCGCACCTCGATGACGTGAAGCCGGGTCTGGCGAAGATGGGCATGCCGACGTCGAGCGCCGCTGCGCTCGCGCCGAAGAAGCCCGCGCCCACCACTCCGATCCACCAGGCCAACCAAGAGCTGGGCAGCATGACTTCGCTCGCTCACAGCCCCACGGCGATGCCTGGCACGGCGCCGAAGAAGCCCATCGCCCACATGGGTCGTACCGGTGGCAGCGGTTTTTCGATGACCGCTGGCGGCGCGAACACGCCGCGCGCGAGCGTCTCGGGCTCGATCCCGAACGCGAAGGCCGAGCTGAACCCCGGCAGCGCCTCGAAGTACGGCACGGGCGGCCCGGGTCACGCGACCCAGGCGAACATGCCCTCAGCTCTCAAGGCAGTCGCGGCTCCGGTGGCGAAGGGCGAGAACGCCATGGTCTACCCGAAGGTCGCAGCCGAGAAGGCCGTCGACGGTGCCAAGGCCCCGAAGAAGGGCAAGGACGCCACCCCGGACAAGCAGGGCTCGGGCGGCGAGATCAAGGCCGGCAAGGGTCTCTCGAAGGCGGCTCCCGCGATGGGCAAGGCCCCCGCAGGTAAGGGCGTCCCCGGCAAGCAGCCGGTGGGCCAGGGCGGTGGTGATGCGCACAAGGTCGCGGGCAACAAGCCCGCGGTCGGCGCTGTGAAGCCGGCCGCGAAGCCCGCGGGCGGCAACGCCAACGTGCAAGCTCTCCGCGGCAAGCTCGCCGACATCCAGGCGCAGCGCGCGAAGCCCGCGCACCCGGCCGTCGCCGCGAGCCTCGCGGACGTCAAGGCTCTGCGTCCGGGCGGCAATCCCGCGTCCGTCGACGTCGACGTTTCCGATTTCGATCAGGGCGCCGCTGCACCCGCCGGCAAGCCCACCCTGGGCCAGCGCCTGAAGGCGAACCCGGCCGCCGCTGCCCCCGCGGGCGGTGGCGCCGATGCCCTCAGCGGCGCGCGCGACAAGATGAACCTCGCAGCGGCCAGCAAGCAGAAGGGCGGCGTGGGATTCCTCCGCGGCCTGTTCTCGATGTTCCACTCGCCGAAGGCTCAGGCTCCGGCCCCGGGCGCGCCGCAGCAGCAGGGCAGCCTCACCAGCAAGCGCTTCCACGGCGCAACGGCGCTCCAGCGCGGCGAGATGGACATGCGGAAGGCCGCCCTGTCCCTCACCAAGAAGGACCTGGAGGCCGACGAGCTGGACAAGGGTCTCATGTCCGCAAACCACAACCGCAGGATGCTCTCGGTGACCCCGAAGCGCCGCGGCAAGAAAAATCGTTAACCCTCGCAAAGACACAATCTTTCCTTACGGAGATCGACCAAAATGTCTCAGAACTTCCCCACCGACGCTGGCGTACTGATCACCCCGGGTGCGTACGCGCGCTACAACGTCGTCCAGCAGAACACTGGCATCGCCACCACGGGCATCATCATGCTCGTCGGTGAGGCGGACGCTGGCCCGGACTTCACCCAGGAAGCGGACCTCGCGTCCACTGTCTTTGGGCCCGGCCAGATCGGCGATGTCAAGGCGAAGTACAAGACCGGTCGACTGGTCGATGCGTTCAACTCGGGCGCGGTCCCGGCGAACGACCCCCAGATCCAGGGCGCGCCCGCGGGCTTCATCCTGGTGAAGACCAACCCGTCTCGCAAGGCCTCGGCCGTTCTCTCGAACTTCGGCAACACCGCCTACGCCACGCTCCAGGATCGCAGCTGGGGCAAGGCCGGCAACCAGATCTCGTACGAGGTCACGGCGAAGACCGCCGAGTCCGGCCCGACCACGGGATCGTTCGCGTTCGCTCTCGCCATCGCGTCCACCGACATCTCGGTGCGCGTGAACGGCGGCGCTGCACAGGCGCTGACGATCGCCGCAGCTGAAACTCCGACGACCTTCGCCGCAGCCCTCGGCGGCCTCACTGGCGTCGACACCACGGGCGGCGCCGCAATCGCCATGCTCACGGGCACCACGGGTACCATCGCAGCGACGGTCATCACCGGCAAGAAGGTTCAGTTCGACCGCTCTGTCGCCTGGGACCACCTCCCGGCCGTCGGTGACACCCTCTACGTCGCGTCCACGGCAGGTATCGCCGTCGTGAGCGCCACGAACGGCGGCTCGTACATCGTGTACGCCGTCCCCACCAACAAGCAGATCCTGGCCGAGAAGGTCCTCGACATCACCGGCACGCCGGGTCAGAACACGACGCCCCTCGGCGCGACCGCGACTGCGATCGTCGGAACCAGCGACGTCGTCGGCTACGGCGCCATCACGGCGACGCTCATCGAGACCCTCGACCCCATCGACGGCTACGGCAAGAACCTCCAGATCAACGAGCTGGAAACCGGCACCGACATCCTCTCGGCGCTCTGCCACGTCAACGGCACCAGCGGTGCCGAGGTGGTCGACTGGATCTCGAACGACGAGGCTCCCCACCTCATCGTCTCGGACGCCGAGTACGTGGCGACGCTGACCGAGGCGCGCGCAAGCGACAACGTCACCAACGACATCACCGCTGGCGGCGCCATTGCTCTCAAGCTCGGTTACCTGGGCACCACGGCCACGGCCACCATCGACGGTACCAGCATCACGCTCACCGTGACCGGTGGCGACAGCGCATCGCTGAGCCCGATCGTGGTGGCTCTGGCCGATTGGCCGGCAATCGCCGACCTCGCGGCCTATATCAACTCGCTCGGCGGCTTCACGTGCGCGGCCGGCTCGGCTGTCCTCGGCTCGCAGCCGTCGACCGCTCTCGACCAGGGAGTGTTCGGCATCTGCTCGACCTTCGACGGTCTGACCCCGGGTCGCATCAAGATGGACGCGTACAAGTTCTTCACCTCGGTGCGGGACAACGCGTTCCTCACGGAGCTGGCGGCGCAGGCGATCTCGGGTCTCCCGCAGCCGACCACGGGCGTGTCGTTCCTCTCGGGCGGCGCAAAGGGTGCGACCACGGACGCCAACATCGCGGCGGCCTTCGACGCGCTCAAGATGGTTCGTGGCAACTTCCTCGTCCCGCTGTTCTCGCGTGACGCATCGGCCGACGTCGCCGACGGTCTGACCGAGACCGCGTCGAGCTACACCATCGAGGCTGTGAACTCGAACGCGCGTGCACACGTCCTCCAGATGTCGACGCTGAAGAAGCGCCGCAACCGCCAGGCCTTCCTGTCGTTCCGCGGCGCCCTCACGGACGTCAAGGCGGCCTCGGGCGAGCTGGCCTCGTTCCGCTGCTCGCTCGCGTTCCAGGACGTGCGTGATCGCTCGGTCGCCGGCTCGGTGGCCCAGTTCCAGCCCTGGATGAACGCGGTCAAGGCCGCGGGCATGCAGGCGGCGGGCTTCTACCGCGCCATCTTCAACAAGGGCATCGCGATCTCGGGCGCTCTCCAGGCGGCCGGGGACTTCAACGACCAGGACGACGACGCCGTCGAGCTGGCGCTGGAGGCGGGTCTGCTCATCGTCGCTCGTCCCCCGACGGGTGGCTTCAAGTACGTGTCCGACCAGACCACGTACGGCCGCGACAACAACTTCGTGTACAACAGCATCCAGGCTGTGTACGTCGCGGACATCATCTCGCTGACCACGGCGCAGATCATGGAGCAGGCGTTCGTCGGCCAGTCGCTGGCGGACGTGAGCGCGGCGCAGGCCCTCTCGGTCCTCGACGCGATCATGGACAACATGCGCCGCCTGAAGCTCATCGCTTTCAGCGACGACGCGCCGAAGGGTTACAAGAACCCCATCATCAAGATCAACGGTCCCGCGATGGTGGTGAGCGCCGAGGTGAAGGCCGCGACCGCGCTGTACTTCATCCCGATCACCTTCTCCATCACGCAGATCCAGCAGTCGGCGTAAGCCCCAACCCAATCTTCACTTAAAGGAACGCAATGGCCGCCACCAAGCAAACCGCCCCGAAGGTCATGTCGGGCGCCCGCGCCAAGCTGAACGTCTTCAACCCGAATGACGGTACCAGCCACGTCGTGGGTCTGTTCAACAACGTGAGCTACAACATGACGTACGAGACGCAGCCGGCATACGTGCTGGGTCGTTTCGGCGCCGCGGAAGTGGACTTCACGTCGATGGACCTCATCTCGATCACGTGCTCGGGCTTCCGAGTCATCGAGCACGGCCCCTGGGTCGAGACCGGTCTGCCGAAGCTGCAAGAGCTGCTCCTGAGCGAGTACCTCACGCTGGACATCTACGACCGCCAGCGCCAGGCTCTCGGTCTGCCGGACTCGATCGCGCACTTCAAGAACGTGCGCTGCACCGGCTTCTCGACGACCATCTCGGCTCGCAACCTCGAAGAGATCACGGTCACCTTCGTCGCGCTCGGCATGGACGACGAGTCGGCCGCCAACAGCGAGCACGTCACCGCCGCCGACCTCCCCGCGATCACGTAAGCCCGGGTCCTCCCTCCTTTCTCCCCGGCTGCTGGACTGGCCCGCCTCTCCCCGAGGCGGGCCTTTCTTTTTGGGGCTTGACTCCCGGCGTAGATTCAGTAGAATGGTTCCTGTTGGACATCCTGCTGCACATCCTCGTCACCATCGCCCTGATTCCCGGGTCGCTGCTCTTCGTTGCAGTGCTGGTGTGGCGCTCTGCGCGGGCCGCCACGGGCTTCCGGAAGCCTCCCCTGCCCCTCAGGTCGTCCACTGGATCGATCGTTTGTACGGAGGCTGATTGGCACCGGCACATGCGTGCGCAATACCCCTATCATTACGCGGCTTTCGAGTCGTTTCCGCTGCTTCTGCGCCGGCTGGGGCGCCTCGCGGTCCGCGCTGTCAGCCTCAGGACGGTCCGGGACTCGATCTTGACCGGCGCCTTCCGGACCTTTGCGAGCTGGGTGGAGTTCAACTGGGACGACGTCCAAGACCTCCACCTGATGGAGGGCGAGGAGGGCCCCCGCGCGCAGCACAACGTCCGGATGGCTGAGATCCGGTGCCTCTACCTCTGGTGGCAGGAAGTGCGCCCGGCCCGCGTCCGCCGGCACGACGAGTCGCCCCTTGACCACCGGGAGCGGGATGTGCTAGACTCGGAACTCGATGACCAAATTCACCTCGCCCGGCTCGCCAACGTTTGGAGGGACCTCACATGAGTAAGCGGTACCACGACGACTTCCCCGCAGCACCCACGTCTCTGATTGCAGGCATCGCGGCTGCCTGCGTGATTCCGACCATCATCGCGGCGCGAGTGGGGGAGGACGGGTCGGTGTACCTCGACATCTTCGAGAACGACGACTACCAGCTCGACCTCGACAGCCTGAACGAGATCGCCGACTTCTTCGAGGTCGAAGGCGACGAGGTCTTCGTCGAGCCGGGTCCGGAGTTGGACACCATCACGGTTAGCGTCTCCTCCTCGTGCTACGACTTCAGCCCGCAGTTCGTCGAGCCCCGCGCTCCGCTTCCGGGCGAAGAGGACTCGGAAGAAAGCGTGGAGGCCAGTGTATCGCTTGCACTCTCCCGGAGAATTTAACGTGAAGGCGGTCCCCTGTGCCGTCGAGGGCTGTGGCGGCCTGGCGGTCCCCACGCAGAAGGACGGGCGCTTCTACCTTCACCGCGGCAACGTGTTCATCAACGTGCCGCCGAGCTTCGTCATCCCGAAGTGCAACCGCTGCGGGATGGACATGTTCACGGACGAGCTGGGCAAGGTCCTGATTCAGGTGCTGGAGGTCGAGTACCAGCAACACGCGGACCTCATCAAGACCATCGTCACCAAGCACGCGAAGGCGCACTGATGTCCCAGAGAATCGTGACCAAGGATGGTGTGATCGTGGTCCCCGGAGGGTCCTGGCAACACCCGAACGTCCGCAAGGAACACGACCCGAGCCTCAAGGCTGAGGACACTCCGAGCGCGATCGTGCAGGAGTGGCACAAGCCCATCACCTTCGAGGGCCTGATGGAGACCATCGAGAAGGAGCCGCTCCTGAAGATGATCCTCGACGCCCGCGTGGCGGCGTTCGCGCGCATGCCGATTCTCAAGTACTCGGGATACCAGATCGAGTACAAGGTCCCCGAGCCCATCGAGTACACGTGCAAGGGCTTCATGATCTACGAGAGTCTCGACATCATCGCCGGGCCGACGCACGACGACGCGGCCAAGTACGAGCGCGACCTGTTCTGGCAGCAGTGGCGCGCGGCGCAAGCGAAAGCCGGCGAGGGCATGTGGCGGACGCCCATTTTCATGGCCGAGTCGGAGATGGACTGGGACTCGGAAGAGGAAGACACGGACCCAGGGATTGGCCCCGCCGTCGAGCCCGCCCCGGCCGACCCGATCGTGTGCGGCTCGGGCCCCTATCAGACTCCGACGTTCGACATCGACGGGATTGTGAAGTCCGACGTCT